GGTTAGAGTCCAATATAATGAATACGATTGGGAATGGAAAGGTAAAACAGGGAAAGGTCTCGACTTACAAGCTGTTCAAATCGTAGACTTGGTGGAGTATAAATCGCAAGATGGCTCTGAATTTTTTGATGAAGATGAGGAATTTTAATATGATTATTACTATTAAAAATGATGACGGTGAATCAGTCTATGATGTTTCAAAGATTGAGGACGAGCAAAAGAAAGCAGGTGCTAACATATCTATCAGTAAGATAGGTACGTTGAACGTGTTAGTTGAAGCTTTAAACTATGCTTCTCAAGGTCATCAAAATAATCTTGAAGCTGTGCTAAAGGATTCTCCTGAAGCTATAGTTGAACAAGAAGATAAATCAGAAGACACAGAAACCTCTGAAGACTCTGAATAAATATAACTCGGCTAGGTGTAAAAGCCTAGCCACATTTCTAGTGGAGATAGAATGCAACAAGAAAGAACTCAATTTATTAAACACAAATTACCCTGTCCTAAATGTGGAAGCAGTGATGCTGTATCTCTAAATGAGAATGGCTCTGCTAAATGTTTTAGTTGTAATACATTTTTTACAGACTATGAGAATGAATCAACAGGAAAGGTAATTGAAATGACAAGTAAACCAAAACCCGATAATACATTTCTTACATCTTATGTAGGCTCTTATGGTGCTTTAACTGATAGAGATATATCTGAAAAGACTGCAATAAAGTTTGGTGTTAAGATTGTAAAAGATATTAATAATAAAGTAACCCAACATGTATACCCTTATCATAATGGTAGTGAAATAGTTGGAACTAAAACAAGATATGTAGCTAACAAAAACTTTGGATGCAATGGAACTTTTGAAGGCACTGGTTTATTTGGAGAACAACTATATGGTAACACAGGTGGTAAGTATTTAACTATAACTGAAGGAGAGTGTGATGCTATGGCAGTGCATGAACTCTTTCAAGGTAAGTGGGCAGTAGTATCTTTAAAACGAGGTGCTTCATCTGCTGTAAAAGATATACGAGAAAGCATAGAGTTTGTTGAATCATTTGATAATGTAGTGTTATGTTTTGATAATGATAAGGCAGGTAAAGAAGCAGCAAAGTCTGTAGCTAAAATACTAAAGCCTAACAAAACTAGAATCATGACATTCCCTAATGGATTCAAAGATGCTAACGACATGTTGAAACAGAAGAAGTTTCAAGAGTTTACTCAAGCATGGTGGAATGCTAAGACATATACACCTTCAGGTATCATGGAACTGTCATCACAAAAAGATGACTGGTTACATAGAGAAGTGAAAGAAAGTATTGCATATCCTTGGGAAGGATTAAACAAGAAACTGTATGGTATGCGTATGGGTGAACTAGTCACACTTACAGGTGGAACAGGACTAGGAAAGTCTAGTGTAACTAGAGAGCTTGAACATTGGCTGATTAAAAATACAGAAGACAATGTAGGTATCGTAGCTCTTGAAGAAAACTGGTTAAGAACTGCTGATGGTATCTTATCCATTGAAGCTAATGATAGAATATATCTATCTGAAAAGAGAAAGAACTATACTGAAGAAGATTTACTTGCTTTGTTTGACAAGGCAATACCTGAAGGTAGAGTTTACATTCATGCTCACTTAGGTGCTACTGATATTGATGATATCTTTGCCAAGCTTAGATATATTATTGTAGGATGTGAATGTAAATGGGTGGTAGTTGACCACTTACATATGCTTGTCAATGTTCTCCATGAAGGAGACGAGAGACGAGGTATTGATACTCTTATGAATAGATTACGTAGTCTTGTAGAAGAAACAGGTGTAGGTATGATATTAGTATCTCACTTACGTAGAGCAAGTGGTGATAAAGGACATGAGCAAGGTATCGAAGTATCTCTATCACACTTAAAAGGCTCACAAGGTATAGCACAGTTATCTGATTGTGTGATTGCACTAGAAAGAAATCAACAGGCAACTAATCCTGAAGAAGCAAACACGACTAAGGTTCGTGTCTTGAAATCTAGATACACAGGTGATACAGGTTTGGCTTGTGGTCTTAGATATAATCCTGATACTGGTAGATTGTTTGAAGTATCAGAGGAGGAAACATTTGACAATGAACAATTCTAAAATAGTATTTGACATAGAAGCTGATGGACTTCATCCTAATAATGTGTGGTGTATTGTAGCTAAAGAACTTGATGGTAAGACACATACGTTTGACAATACACAAATACATAACGGAATTAAATTCTTACAAGAAGCTGACACACTTATAGGTCACAACATTATAGGTTATGATATACCTGTATTAGAAAAACTATATGATGTTAAGTTTGATTGTAAGGTTGAAGATACATTAGTTATGTCAAGACTATTCAATCCTGTCCGTGAGAATGGACATGCTTTAAAAGCTTGGGGTTGGAGAGTTGGTATGTTAAAACAAGAACAGCCTGAAGACTTTGATTCATATACTCCTGAGATGTTAGAGTATTGTATTCAAGATGTTAAGTTAAATGAAGCTGTATATAAATTCCTGATTAAAGAAGGTAATTTATTTAGTGATAAATCTATAGACCTTGAACATCAAGTAGCTCATATTATTAAAGACCAAGAACGAAATGGATTCTTTTTTAATACTCAGAAAGCTATGGAACTTCTTGCTGAACTTAAAACAAAACAACTTGAAGTAGAAGATGAAGTTCATAATACATTTAAACCTAAGTTAGTTGATGACAAGTTAGTAACTCCTTATGTTAAAAAAGATGGAGAGTTATCTAAACGTGGACTCACTGATGAAGAATATGATAGATGTATTAAAACTCAAAATGTTGAACCTTTTATGAGACAAAAGTTAGTTGATTTTAATTTAGGTAGTCGTAAACAAATTGGAGAATATCTTATAGACTTTGGTTGGAAGCCTGTTAAATTTACACCAACAGGTCAGCCAATTGTAGATGAAGGTACTCTCAAAAAGATTGAACATATACGAGAAGCTAAATTGATTGCAGACTTTTTACTTTATCAAAAAAGAATTGCACAAGTTACATCATGGATAGATGAACTTAAAGATGATAGAGTTCATGGTAGTGTTATTCCTAATGGAACTATTACAGGTAGAATGACACATAGAAATCCTAACATGGCACAAGTTCCAAATGCAGGTTCTCCATATGGTAAAGAGTGTCGTTCATGTTGGACTGTACCTGAAGGTTATAAACTTGTAGGTATAGATGCTAGTTCTTTAGAGCTTAGAATGTTAGCACATTACATGGACGACCCTGATTACATTGAAGAAGTAATTAATGGAGACATACATACTACTAATCAAAAACTTGCAGGTCTTAAAACAAGAGACCAAGCCAAGACATTTATCTATGCATTAGTTTATGGTGCAGGAGATGCTAAGATAGGTAGTGTTGCAGGTGGTGGTATAAAGAAGGGTAAAGAATTAAAACAAACTTTCTTTAAGAACTTACCATCACTAAAAGACTTAAAAGAAAAAGTCCAGAAAGCTTCTAACAGAGGTTTTCTAAAAGGATTAGATGGTCGTAAGATATATGTACGTAGTCAACATGCTGCACTTAATACTTTATTACAAGGCGGGGGTGCCATTGTTATGAAGAAAGCTATGTGTATCTTACAAGATTTAATAAACTTAAATACTCTTGATGCTAAGTTTGTTGCCAACATTCATGATGAATGGCAGATACAAGTCAAAGAATCTCAAGCAGATTTTGTAGGTAGACTTGGAGTTAAAGCTATTGAAAAAGCAAGTGAGTATTTTAATATGCGTTGCCCCTTGACAGGTGAGTATAAAATAGGAGACAATTGGTATGAAACACATTAAAGAAAAGTCAGCTAGTAGAAAAGGAGACTTAGCTGAATATTATGCTGTGACTTGGTTATGGGATAATGGATATGAAGTCTTTAAAAATTGTGGTTGTGATGGACTTATAGATTTAGTAGTCAGAGACCCTGAAGGTAACATTAAATTAGTAGATGTTAAGACAGCAGGATTAAAAAAGAGGACTAATCAGAAGTCACATTGGCAATCAAAATCAACAAGAACTCCGGAACAAGTAAAGTCAGATGTTAGGTTTTTACTATTCATTCCTGAGACAAGAAAATTAAGGTGGGTAAAACATCGTGAAAAATAAAAAAGATATTGACAAAACTAAATTAGATAGCTATAATAAATTTACGTCTGAGTCTGGACATTGGTATGCCCAAGATGGTGAACCTATGTATACAATCATAGGTGCTAATGGTAAAGAAAGGAACACAACACTTAGAGATGCTAAAAGTTTAGGTCTTGTTCCTTCTGTTACTACTATTTTAGGTATGATAGCTAAGCCATCTCTAGAAAACTGGAAGATAAATCAAGCTTTAAATTCTGCACTCACCCTTGAAAAAAATGAGGGAGAATCTCTTGAGTCTTTTGCTTACAGATGTAAGATGGATTCTAAAAAGATTGGTATGGAAGCTGCAAAGAAAGGTACTAAGATTCATTATCAAATTGAAAAAGGATTCTTAGGTATATCTAAAACTAAACCTTACAAACTTATTAAGGCTTGGTTAGATGAAAACTTTCCTGATGAAGAATGGATAGCAGAAGATTCTTTTTGTGCTGATTCAGGCTATGGTGGTAAGATAGATTTATATTCTAAATCTGGAATCTTTGTTGACTTTAAAACTAAAGATAACTTAGAAGGCAAAGACCCTGCTAAATTAGTTTATGATGAACATGGTATGCAGTTATCAGCATATGCTCAAGGTTGTAATATAGATAACCCTCAAAGAGTTTCTATATTTGTAGACAGGGCTGATACTGGATTAATATTATATCATATATGGGATGAAGAATCTCATCAAAGACATTTAGGTATGTTTAATGCTATACTTGAATACTGGAAGCTAGTTAAGAACTACGATTCTTCTATTGATAATGCCTAGAAGAGTACCAAGAAAACCTAGACCTAAAAAAGTAAATGTTCCTAAAGGCTATGATAGTATTTGGGAATATGAAATACACCAAACAGTTTTAAAAGATTGGAGTCATCATTGGGATAACATAAACTATGTAGTTAAACATACATATGAGCCTGACTTTGTAAAAGTTATAGATGATAAAACAATATTGATTGAAGCTAAAGGTAGGTTTTGGGACTATGCAGAGTATAGTAAGTACATACATATTAGGGATGCTTTACCTGATAATTATGAGTTAGTCTTTCTTTTCCAAAAACCTTTCTCTCCAATGCCGGGGGCAAAGGTTAGGAAAGACGGAACAAAAAGAACTCATGCAGAATGGGCAGAGACAAATAACTTTAGATGGTATAACGAAGAAAGTTTACCAAAGGAATGGAAGAGCAGTGAATTATAAATTTAACGAAGATAAAATTATAAATGAAATCAAAGCTTATATAGGTAATACTTATGACCAGCATTATGCTAATGGTAAGTATCAAGCAACAGATATGATAATTGATTCAGGCTATGGAGAAGGATTTTGCCTTGGAAATATTATGAAGTATGCTATGAGGTTTGGAAAAAAGAACGGAAAAAATAATTTAGACTTGTATAAAATAATACATTATGCTATAATAG